AGTCCCGCCGCATTTTGATTTGCCGTGTGGATATCTCCGTTAAGAAGAATATCACCATACTCACCGTCATCATATATAGCCATGAAATGAGCCAAACAGCGCAACTCAAGGCCGCTAACATCGCAACCCATGACCATGTAATTGGTAGGAGCATGAAAAAGACTCCTACATTCACTCCCGAAAGGAGCGGAGACACTAGGAATTTGACCCGTATTTGGATTAGAGTGAGTGCAACGCGAAGTGACTGCGCCCATGTGGTTAACACGCCCATGTATTACTCCATTCTTTGATAGTTTTAACCAAGCGTTTGCACCTTCCGCTAGTTGACCAAGACGCTTCTGAAGCATGAGGGATTCGTTTAGAAGTTTAGCCTCTGGGTAATCCAGACCGCTCAGTACCTTCTCATCCACTCGCGCCAAGCCTGTCTCAGTAAATAGGGTTGGTTGCCAGTTGTATTTTTCTATAAGCATTCTTGCGATATGCTCACGACTATTAGGATTAAAGGGTATCTCCTTTGTCTTAATAAAAGGCACACCCTTCTCGTACCCTCGTGTCTTGTTATTGACCTTTGGTATGAACTCAGTCTCTTCAATCCACGGGGGTTGGCTGTTCATAAGCTCACGCTCAATCTCCAACCGTCTTTCGTTAAGAACAACAAACAACTTCTCTGCCGCCCGTTCATCAAACGGAAAGCCATCGTGTTCCTGTTGCACCAATATTTTGTGGATGCTGTGTTCTAAGTCGATAGCATCCTGTGAGTAGTCCATAGCCTCAATCTTGAGGTACAGCTTCAAGTTCACAACAACGTCTTGCTGGCAATATTTCAGCATATCATCACTGAACTCTGCCCAATCGGTTGTTTCTCCAAACTCCCCCTTGTACTCACCAATGCGGTAGCCCCATGCCTTTAGACTATGAGAGCCAATTTGCTTTGGTGGTAGTTTGCCACTACGAAATAGCTTGTAATCTCTGTCTCTTCTATCAGGCCAGATGAGGCGGGTGAGGACTAGAGTGTCCACCCAGTTAACCGTGGTTAACTCAACGTCTGGGTATAACTTCTGTAGGACAGGGATATCAAAGGCTATAATATTGTGGCCTATGAGAGTGTCTGCACTTGCGAGGAACTTAACGCCCTCTCGACAGTCGTTACCAACGAAGACATATTCTTTGTCATCATCAATGTTACGAGCGACAATGCAGTGAACTTTAGAGACTGTATCCAATAAACCATCGGTTTCAATATCGAATACTAATCTCATTAAGCATCCTCTTGTACTTCATCTATATCCGCCGCTGGCAGTAAGCAGAACAGGTCTTTACTCATGTCAGCCATACCCTTTGCAATGGCTTGTATTTCTCTCATATCTTCGGGGTGGTCTGTAAGGTAGACATCTTTGATGTCATCGAACAAATCATCATAGGTGACGGTGGTTGTTATACCTTCGTCATCGCCTGACATCATCAAGGTTACTTCCACACCCTCGCGTGTCAGTTCTGTATGAACATCCAAATCCATTCTCATTTTAGCCACTAGAACTCTCCTTTTTCTACAGGGAAGGGGTTAGTTTCATCTTCAGCGTCTGGTATCGCCAACTCAGTCATTCGGCCTGTGTACTTGTCGTACTCAAGGCTACAAGCAATACCTGTCTCCCCCGTCCATCTGTTTTTCAACACACGAACTTGAGTTACGTTTGCCATTTCTGGGTCTTGCTGGTCACGCTCACAGCCCAACACGATATCGGATAGTTGCCCGATACCCGCACTGCCTCTGAGTTGTGACAAGTTTGTTTGTGCGCCATTCTCGTGTCCCTTACCTTCGGGACGCTTCAAGTGACTTACGAGAACCAGACCAATCTTAACTTCCTCAACGAGAGCGCGGAGCTTCGTCATGGTGTTATCAATCATCCGCCGTTCATCACCATTCTCCATGCCACTAACAACTATGCTAATGTGGTCAAGAACAATGAAGCCACAGCCACACCCGTTGGCTAGGTAGCGTATCTTGTCCATGAGGTTTTCACTTTCGGTTGAACCCCAGTGGTCATAAAGATACACACGGCCTGTACCAAGGGTAGAGTCAAACGCTTCCTTCAGCTCCTCTTCCTTTGCGGTAGAGTTGCCAAGGTGCAAGGGTTTGTTCATAGCTATAGACATGAGGCCCAAGGAAGTACGTTTTACCGACTCCTCTAATGCTATGTAACCTATAGTCTCACCTTGTTGCAGAAGGAAGTGAGCAAACTCTCTACAGAGTTGGCTTTTCCCTATGCCGCTACCAGCGGTCACAGTTACGATTTCACCCTTGCGTATTCCAAGGGTTTTTTCGTTGAGTCCGTGGTAGGGATACTCATAGGACTGAGTGTTATCTTCTTTGGTAACAACATCCCACAGAGAATCCCCATTGATAATACCGTCAGGACGATAATCCTTGGCATCGAACATGGCGTTGGTGATGTCCTTGGTCTTACCAGCTACCAACATCTCATTGGCATCCTTCAAGGGCAGATGTGCAATTTTGCACTTGCCTGACGGGAACAAAGTGGCACAGTCCTTTGCGGCCTTTCGACCAGCCTCGTCTGAGTCAAACATCAGAACAACGCTGTCAAACTTGTTAAGCCACTCAAGTGATTTCTGTAGGGCTTTCTTTGCCCCCTGTGAGCCGTTAGGGACGGAACACACAGGCCATGATGTACCTAAGACCTGACTGACCGAAAGGGCATCAATCTCTCCTTCGGTAACAACTACCCGCTTACCACCATCACGCCATAACCACTGTCCGTAAAGGCCAATGTCATTGGTGTCACCGATAAACAAGAAGTCTTTATTTGGAAACCGCAACTTCTGGGCAACTAAATCACCATCACGGTTTTTGTAGTTAGCTATCTGAACAGGCTTACCTTTGAACTTGCCTACCTGATAACCCCATTTCTTTACGGTTTCCGCATTAATGTTTCGCTTGGCTAGTGCTTTGTATGAGCCGCCTTTGACTAAATCATGGTTCACTTTACTCTGTCTCCGCTCTGCCTGATTACTGTCTCCGTAGTGACCACACACAAAGCACCAACCATGCCCATCATCATAGACTGCAAAGCCATCTGATGACGGACAAGCTGGGCAAGGTATGTGAGCTACGAAATTGCTTCCGTTGCGTTCCACCATTCCCTCACATCAAAAGAGGGACACGCCTTAGAGGAAAACTCGTTGTGACCTACGACTTCCGCATCTGAGTACGGAAGTTTCATTTGCCGAACTAGCTTTTCCAGCGCATCCCATTGTTCACTTGTAAAGTTTGATTCAGGATTACCTTCTTCATCTATGCCGCCGACCATGCAGATGCCGATACTCTTGTCGTTGTAACCACGACAGTGTGCGCCAACCTCTGATATTTCACGGCCTTCTTCGACTGTGCCATCACGACAAACAACCCAGTGATAACCAATCTTTCGCCAACCTTTTTGACGATGCCACTTATCAATATCCTTTGCAGTAATATCCATAGATGGCTTCGTGGCGGCACAGTGAATCATAATGTAATCTGTTTGTTGTCTTTCACTCATTTTAGCCACTCCTTTGGGACTGTACCCTCTGCATACAGAAAGCCGAACTTCTCACACCATTCGATGCAAGTGAGTTTGCTTCCTTGAACACGACCACGGGCATTCTGAAAGACAAAGCGAACCTCAATATCAGGGCTTTGTGCTTTCAGTAGCTTATGCTTGCGTTGGTCAGCAGACTTGAAATATCCCTTTGCTTCGACATAAACCCCAGAAGGCAGTCGAAAGTCGGGTAGGTA